CCTCTCTAGCGTCCCTACCTTCAGCTCCACCCATACGTTCTTTAGGAGCAATACGATAAACCTCATCATCAAGATTACGTAAAACTTTCTTGTCATGGCGCATCCCACCACGGGCATAGCCTTTCTTCACCGCTTTTCCCGGCTTGTTAGCTGTACTGTTGTATTTACTAGGCATATCTTTTTTCCTCTTATCTGCGTTGGCAAACTCACGCCCCACGGATTGTGGGACGCCAACTTTTTTAGCAAATTTAGGATTATTGGCTACCGCTGCCATTAATCGTTTCTGGGCTTTACTCTTACTGGGCATTATCCATAGTTCTTAGTCATGGTTAGTACCACCATGTACGAATCCCCTGCTCCTGCTCCAATCGTACTAAATAGAATATCCCCAGTTACACCGCCTCCCGCGTTATTGGGAACGCCGTAGTCTGAAAAATCCAGACTATCTGAGTAATTCTCAGGTAAGGTAGCCAACAACACATTAGCTGTGGCATCCAGATCAATTCGTACCGCCAACCCATAAGTTACAAATTGTATAGACTGTACAGTGACGCTTGTACAAGCTGCGCCTGTAGTTTCCTGCGCTTCTAAACTAGCGACACTCACTTTAGCTACATTGGTTTCACCAGTAGCGTCCGATAAGTTTGTAAACTTCATGATAGCGGTACGTTGACCATCTTGAATGGTCTGACTTGTTACTGCATCTGCCATATCAACCTCCAAAAAGCGGGGCGAACCCCGCTATTTATTATCCACTAAGGAACAGCAGCAAAAGGAGTAGCCAGAGTGCTTGATCCTAACAACGTCCCCTGCACCAAATACTTGTTAGCATAAATCGCAGTAAAAGAAACATAAGACCCTGCTACACCACCCGTAGTAGTTCCATTAACTACTACTGCATTATGAGTGGAACCATTAGGCTCAAATACATGAACAAGACCTAATCCAGCTTTACCAGAAGTTACTGAACCAGTAAGAAGGTTCGCTGCTGTAGTCATCTGGATAGTAGTACTTACACCGGATGATGTCAGGAAAACGAAATGATAGGTCAACCCTACATTATTAAGGGTATTCGGGTCTGCGCCGGGGCCAGAACCAGCACCATCCGCATCCGCATTAATAGTAGGGAGGGTAAACGTCAGGGTAGAGTTATTAACTAATATCAACTTTCCTGCGTGATCCGCAGGGGTAATAGTTGTATCAGCGGTAAGGGCAACAACAGAATTTGGGCCTTGGGAATAAAACCCGCCCAATGAACGAACTGGGCCTTGAAAAGTGGTTAGAGCCATCTCTAAGTCCTCTCATGCGAGTAAGTGTGTCTGTCTGCATGACGTCAGCCGAGTCTGTCAGACACTTTGATTGTTCTCGGAAGTGTCATCAATATATATCATGGAGCCTTATTTTTTGCAATAAAAAGCCCCAACCACCGAAGTGGTTGAGGCCAAAAACGAAGTGGGAGAACGTTTTTGTTTAGGTCGCGCCCGGTGACCCGTAAATGCCTAATGGATCAGAGACACCAAAAGAGTATCTCTCACGGGCCTTGTACCGGCTATTGCCAGTATCAAAGTCCCCATCCATAGAAGTCTGCATTGGGGTTCGGACAAAGTGCTTCAGCCCATTAGGTACATCAGTTAGTACAAACCACGCATTAACATCAGTCAAATAGTGGTTAACTGTATACCCATCTGGAACAGTGCCGTTATTACGCATTGCGTTAATATCGTTGTCGGCAGTGCCGGGACGTAGTTCACTGTCCATCAGCCTTGTTGCGACAAACTGCAATGCAGCAGGAATAACCAACTTGCGTGGTTTTGCCGCAATTAGCAATCCACGTTCATCAGTCCATCCGGCAATCTGAATAACACCCGCTTCCAAAGAAGTTTCGTTAAGATCAGCGCCAGTAGTGGGGCGGTTAGAATTAGTACCACCAGACACCAATGGGTGTGCAGTGGAGCATAATACTACTCCGTCACCGTAGGTAGGGCCGCCTGTAAAGGCATCATTTAAGATTGCCGCACCTTTAACCTGCTTGGTATACGCCATAGCCCGTGCAAGAGCTTTGGTGTATCTACCCGACAAAGAATCATACAAGTTATCCTCAATCGCCTCTTCGGTGAGAGAGAATCCCATTGCTATGGTTTCGTGGGTATAGCGCGCTGTCCACGCTTCCTGTGCGTTATCATACGCTATAGCAGAACCCTCATTTTTAACGGGGGCTGCACTAAAACCTGATAACTTCACCTCTTCCTCAAATGAACGATCAGAGCTTTCAGTCTCGAAAACTTCTCTCGCTTCATCTGCGTATTTTGCGTACTCCAAACCAAACAGAGCATTTAGCCCCGGCAGGAGTTCTTTAAGTAATTGTGCTCGTGAAATAGCCATTATTTAACCTCCTATACGCCAGTAGCGTTTTCGTACTGGTGCATACCAAAGTTCCACTTCACGATCACTTCCACAAAAGTATCGGACGCTGTTTTTGTGTCTGGCACAACGTCAATAATACGTATAGGGAGAGTGTTGGTAGTTGCAGTAGTAGCACTGATGGAAACCGCTGAATCACCTGTAACAGTTGATCCAGTCCCTTGAATAAGAGCAGAGTTATTACCTATTGCAGTACGTGCAACCGAACTCATGGTGCTCGAACCTGCGGCAGTAACTGCCACCTTAAATACAGCGTCAGGGTCATCACTTACATAGGCAAAAGCATCACTAGCTACAGTACCTGTAGGCCAGTATTGACTAAATAATGTGTACCCTAATGAGGGGTCTGTGTAAGTACACCCCAAAAAAACTCCAACAGGAGTTGCCGTCGCTGTGCCAGTATCCTTTTCAATGGTTCCATCATTAATTATCTTAACAACGTCCCCGTTCAAAAGATTTGCCCCATATGCCGAGGCAATTTTAAACTGGCGTGTAGCTCCCGCAAATACCTGTCCACCAATCAAATTGATTGGTTTAAGCCCGTAAGGGGCCGATACAGTGGGATAAGCCATAATTAGCTCCTCTATCCTTTTCCTTTACCGAAAGTAACCTCAGATTGCTTTTCTGTAAACAGGGGCATTCTGGGGTCATTCTCTCGCATTAAGTTATTGTCAACCGATTCGACTTGTTGTTGGGCGTGTTGTCGATAGTACGCATTCCGCTGTTCAACAAGTTCGACAGGAGCCTTACATAGCATCAAACCACCCATTACAATATTGTCCTTGAAGCGTTCGTTTTCGATACTTACAAGTTCAATTTCTGGGTGGTCAGTTGCCTTTACCGGCTCCCAACCTTCTCGTAATTTTGAGGAGACATTAGTAGGATCAGGCTCACCGTTAGTGCTAACGCGTACCCAATGATAGGTATACCCTTCTTCGGGAGTGGGGCTAGGTAAAAGCTCTGGCCTCACCCACGCACGTTTTTGGGTACTTGCTTCCCGCGTTTCTTGTTCCTGATCTAATCGATTCTCAGCCATTGTCTTTCCTCATTTCTTCAGCAACCTTTTGGGCGTATAACTCAAGGGGAACTCCCAACCTTTTAGCGACCCGTACCTGTGTCTCCGATAACCTAATCTTATTAGGTGCTGTGCTCCGCGTTGCGGGGGCGACTACATTACTAGAACGCTTCTTGGCTGTTGGTTCAGCTAATTGGTCTTTCTCTGTATCTCCAAAGTTATCTGGGAATACTTGTCGCATACGTGCGTTAACACGCTCGTAGTAAAGGTCGGGAGTACCTTGCGGGGTTATCCCTTCCTTCTCTAACTTCTGATGCACCCCCAAGGAAAACGCAGTCATTTCATCATCTGATCCGAACCACGTATTCTCCTTAGCCCACGCTTGTGTTTTAGGGTCAAGGGTTTGTGCGTTAGATTCTGGTACTTGTACCTTATTCTTAGCTTGCTGTAAAGAGGGCACTTTAACACTGTTAACTTTTTCCATACGTATCTTGGCAGTTGTCAGGGCTTCCTGTGCGGCTACTACCTTTTCAGAGTCACCTGCTTCGTAAGCCTCTTTATAAAGACGCTTCGCGTTTTCCACTTCGGAATCTACCGTTTTCTTAGCTTGTTCCAATAAGGTAACTTGGCTTTTATTAACACTGCCTTTAAGTTGTTCGTTTTCTTCCTGAACGGTTTTTGCCCATTTTTCCAGCTCCACCCGTTCTCGTTGGGCTTCTTCCTTGGCCCTGCGTTCATCGTGATAACCCTTACTGAAATGCTTAATACGTTTCTTAACTTTATCAGAAGAATAACTATTCAGTTCCTCTTCCGTTAGTTCTTCAGGAGGGTCAGAAGGTACGCGATTCCTGTCCTCAGGAGGTGTATCATCTACTACTTCTATTCCTTCCGGCTCCTCCGGCTCCTCCGGTTTATCTAAAACACTGTGCCGCCCTTCCACTCCTTTTACTTCAATTTCAAGGTTTTCTTTCTCTTCCTCAGGTTGAGGAAATTCAAACTCTGTCTTTTCCATACCCATAATCTATACCTCATGCACGAGAGATTGCTCTCGGATCAGCGACAACTGCCTCAATAGAGTCGTCATTCATTAAACGATATTCCTGTGTGCCTACCTTAAAACGAGTTCCGGTATTCGCACGAAACATCACGTAGTCCCCTTTTTTACACCAAGGGCCAAGAGGGAACCTATCTTTATCTGCATAGGCTTGCTCCCCCATATCAATTACAGCCCCAATAATAGAAAGAACATATTCTTCATGTTTAGTGGAATTGGCTTTAGCAATACCACTTTCAAAAGTCTCTTCTACATTTGGAAGCGCAATCAGCACCCTGTAACCCACAGGTTGAGGAATCTGAGCTTCCAGTTCTTTCTCTTCTTGTGCTATTTTTTCCTTTCTTTTTTTCTCTAATACAGTTTCAGTCATTGTCATCATCCATATAATTACGCGAAAGGTCTTCTATTTCACGCTGTGCGGCAGCTAGACCTCGAATCACTCCACACGCTTCTTTGTATTCGGCGTAGTCTTTAGCTGCGCCATCAGTCAGGAAAACCTCACTGTCCTTTTTTAAATCAGTAATCTTGTTCTTCAGCACGTCAAAGACGGTGTTAGCCACGTTTCTCCTCCTTCACTTTTATATCTTCTTTAGCAAGGTCTAATAGCGTTTTAGCGGCGTCAATATCCGCTTTCTTATCTGCCTGAACTACTTGAGCATCTATCCTTGCCGCTTCCTTAGCTGCGTCTATAAGTACCTTCTTCTCATCCAGCTTTATTCGTTCCTGCGCCAACGCTATATCTGCTGCATCCTTGTCTTTAAGTCGTTGTTCACCCTGCGCTTTTAGTTGTAGTTCAGCTTGCTGCATCTGTACAACAGGGTCTTGGGCTTTCTCCTGCGCTTCCTGTTGTGCCGCTTCAGCCTGATGCTGTTGGGAAAGCTGCACCCCGCCTTTAGCAATTAACTGGGAAAGAGCTACTTCCATATTTTCCGGCAACTCTGCATTCGGTGTGGGTAGCGGAGCACCTAGTTTCTCCTCCATCTGTGCCCTGTACAGGAACGCAGTGTGCTGGGCTATATGAGACTGCATTTCCCCCACCACCATCTGTCCTGAGGGGCTTTGCCCTATAGTCTGAGCAATCATAGGGTCTTCCAGAAAAGCTGTATGAGCAGCAATATGTGCCTCATGTTCTTGATAAATAAAGGCTTTCATCGGTTTTCCAATCAACGCGTCCATATTCTCGCTTACAGGATCAGTGGGGATCATGTCCTCACTAAGAGGTACTAGCTTGTCGGCGTTCCTAACCCCCAGTACTTCGATCATTTGCCTGTGAAGTTGGGGTAGATCATAAATCTCCGGTACAGCCTGTGCCATCTGCATTACCGTCTGGTACTGCACTACACGTTGCGCCATCGTAGTGTTGTTGGGATCACTGACGGGGATCACTTCTACCGTGGAATAGTCCTGCTGCCGTGCACGGGGTTCCCCGCGATCAGGCATATATACGTACTCTTCAGGAGCATACTCGGCAATGAGAGCACGCAGGAGCTTAAACTCCTGTTTCATGGCGTAGTGGACACGCGCCTGTACTGCCGCCATAGGTTTGAGGGTACGCTCCAAAATAGCCAGTGTTGTACCAACAGGCGCATTTGCGCTCATGTCGGAGATATTCATATCACTGATTGCGCCCAATCTGCGGCCTTCTTCGGTAATCTTCTCTAATAACGCCAGTAACGTCTGGCTTGGCTCCTTATAAGGAAGGTGCATGATATTGTCGCGAATAGACCCACTGGGTACGTCAACATCACGGAATTCACCCGGCCCGATGGGGGTATCATCCCCTTTTACACGCAAACCACGAGCTTTCAGACCGCCGGGAAGATTGCTTAAAGTACCAGCGTCAACTAATTGACGGATAAGGGATGTCCCTGCACGGGCGTAGCCACCAATGATATGTATTAAACCAAGCCCGTAGAACCCGAATCCCGGCACATACACGTAATGAACGAAGTGTTCGCGCTTGAGCGTCAAAGAATCGTCGGGGTTCCAGTTACGGCGAATGGCAAGTACTTTGCCTGTACCACGTTCAATAGTTATGACATAAGGTTTGGCTATCTGGAAATCGTCACTGTCGTTGCTTTTGCCGTCTACGTAGGTGTAGTCATCCCTATTGGAGTTTTCCTCGTCAATAATGATATCGGCATGAATCTCATAAATACTGTAACGGTCATCATCAGTAATGGAATAACCGCCTTCTTCTGCCTTTTTCTCTTCAATATCAGTATGAAAGGGCTGTGGGTCACCCAAATCAACTGTCTGGTAAAACCCTGCGGCCTGTAGCTTACGCAGTTCATTCTTGGTTTTCCGCATTACGTGGGTTACACGCTGGGCGGTTTCCAGATTGGATGCCCCGTAAGGGACAATGACATCCTCGGCAGGGATATAGATAGCAACCTGTCTGCCCATACTAGGATCAAAATAAACCTTTTTGAACGCCGATCCTGCTAATCCTAGACTGTAGAGCATCCTTTCATGTTCAGGCCGGTACTCCACCATGACCTCAGTGAGTTCATAGTTCATATCCATTTTAACGCGATCTGCTGCATCTTCTTTATCACGGGTCATTTCCCCAAGAATCTTGGTCTTTACCGGCCCTCCGGCTGGAAAAGTCTCAGCCATCGCCTCGGCCTGAAACCGGATAGCTGCTTCAGCTAACACCGTGCTGTATACCCCACACGCATCTTCCCACGGTTCAGATCGTGTTTCGTATTTAAAACCAAGGACTTCCAGCCCTTTAACGAATGTATCCGCCCAATCCTTACGGCTATTTACATCAGATTCCACATACCCCAGTAGCTCCCCCGACAAAGCCTCCAAAGCACTGTCGTCCATATACTCCGCTATATTGGCATCAAAGGCCGCTCCGGCTAGTTCCATAGGCATCCCCCCTTCAGGAACTAGGGTGATCTCCACTCCCCCGTCATCCAGCGTGACCATTTCAGGATCAACGATATTAATCTCCACTGCTTCTTCCACGATTTCATCGGGAGGGGGGAATGGTGTTCCAACATCAATGCCTTTTTCTATAGCCATAATTCAATCCTCAATAGTAACCACCGTGCCGTTGTTTGAATAACAGGGGTTCTTCCGCTTCATCACTCGGCAACCGTATAAAGCCGCCCTGCCTGAAACGCATAAGCGCCATCACCGTTGAATCCACTAGGTCATCATTACGCATAAACGGAAACCCTGCGACTTCTTCCACCACTTCCTCGGCCCATCGGGTCTGTGGAACCCACACCAATCCCGACTGCACAATATCCGCGACAGAATTTAAACGGGCGGTTTTATCCCCCGAACCCCTGTGGGGGGTGTACTCCTGTACGATAAGCCCCATCCTGCGTAGCTCCTGATAAAGAGCCGTTCCGCTGCTTTTCTTCTCAACGATAAAGGAATCAGGTTCCCACTCATTATACTCTTCCAGAGCGAGTGCCTTCAGTGCAGGAAATTCTACACGGGTTTTAACCGCATTTAACAGGATTATATTGTGGTTTCCCTCCTCCTCGTTCAGAAATACACCCCATGTAGTGATGGCAGTATAGTCAGCGCGGTTGTGGGACTCAGCCGCCGCGTCCAGTGACATGATGATGTACTCACACTCCGGCGGTTTCTCCTGTTCCCATTCCTTCCACCACTCACGTTTTACCAGTGCTGACTCTTCCGCAGTGGGTTCCTGCTGATACTGGGCATTCCACTGGAACAGGGGCATCGAAGCCTTGGTACGCTGAAGAGCAGTAAGATCAAAGAATTCAGGCCATAGCGGTTTTTCCACCCTTTCGCCATCCCTTTCCACATCCATCAGGGCAGGGAACTCAACCACCTCATACTGGTCAGACAGCTCATTCATCGACATATCACGGATTACCCGTCCTGTCAGGTCATCCAGATGCCAGCGGGTCTGGATAATCGCCACCCGTCCCCCCGGCATCAGGCGTGGTCGCGCACCATAAGTGAACCATTCATA